GGGAGGTTCAAATAAAAAGGACACCCCAGAAAACCTACAAGCGTTATGTAGAGAATGTCACAGTTACTTTGGGGATAAAAAACAATTTAAACGAATGCTAACAACTATGCATCATGAAAGACTCAAGCAAATCTATAAAGCCTGGAACACAAATTAAAATGTCTGTTCCTAAAATGACTAAGGAAGAGATATTAAATAAAATATTGAAACTGAAGTTAGAACACCCATATCACCCAAGCATACCAGGGTTACAAGTCTTATTAGATGAATTATAGATTACTTACTGCTCGCTCAATTTTGTCGATCACAGTAATTTTAACACCATAAAGTTCAGGTGCATTTGAATTTTCTAAAGCAGCCAGTACATCTAATAGTACTTCTATTTTTCTTATTGCTAATACGTCAACGGTTTGTTGATCTGTTATAGAGACTATTTGATCTGCCATATTATTTATTTTTAATTTTCTTTATTTGTTTGATCATTTCTTTTGAGGGTCCTTTTTTAGGATTCTTTACGTTTCGTATATTATCCCATAATCCTCTCTTAGAGTAACTACCGTCTTTACGTTTTATCATTTTACTCATAACTAATAATTTTAATTACCAGAATCAATTCCCTTGTCTACTACTTCTAGTATATGTCTGAATGTTCCTTTTTCTTGTTCTCCAGTTACATCGGTTCCATTTATTAAAAGTCTGAAATGATCCTTTTTTTTCCGTTTTTCTTAATTCTACAGTGTTGCTCATAATTATTTGTTGTTTGTTTTTTTTAGTCTGCTTTTTTCTTTTCTGCTCTTGTTTATTTTTGATGGTTCAAAACCAACAATTTTACCATTTTTATGAGATGCATCTAAACCATCCCCATTACCGTAAGTACCTCTATCTCTATTGTACTTTTTCAGTATGGTTCTGTACTTAATCATCTTAGGTGATGACTGAAACTTTTTGTACTCTGCTTTATAGTCTCTTTTGGCTGCCATTACTTACCACATTTAGTGCATTTACTATATGGTTTACCACACTTACACTTTTTTTTTGATTTTTGAATATGCCATGATTATTTTTTTTCCTTTTTTGCTTTTTTAACCTTCTTTACTGTGTCTACAGTTTCTTTAACCTCATTAACTACAGTGTTAGCAGCATTAGATACACCTTTCTTAATTTTGCGTAAAACCTTTCCGACTTTAGAAGGTGTTCTGGTTTCTTTATATTCTTTTTTGATCGCTGCTTGTTTGATTCTTCTTTCAAGATTCATGGCTTTTTCTTCGTTACCCATCTTTCTTAAGTAGGCTATTTTTTCCTTGAGTCTTTTAATTTTTTCTTCGTCCATATTTTATCTATGTTTATTTACAATTTCTTGAATTTGTGATCTTTTAATTGTTGGAACTAATGAAACTCCTGGTTGATACTTATAGACAATTTTACCGTTATTAGTAATAAAGACAGCAGGAACAGATTTAATTTTTTCTTTAAAAACATCAGGTTGATCTTCTAAATATCCGTAAACATATTTACAACCTCTTAAATCATCTAGGTTTTTTATTGAATTCCTTTCATTCCACTCTGAGTTTATTTGATAAACTACAATTTTACTAACCTTTTCACTTTTTGAAACATTACTCCTTACAGAGTTAGAGTTTAAGGGGAAGAATAGCAATAAAATGCCAAAGAATACATTTTTCATAATAAATTATTTTTTTATACTAAGTTCATATAATCTTTCTTCTATTAGATCCAACTTCTTTCCATTTTCCAATACTTGAGCACCTGTATTCATTATTTGCTCTCTTACCAACTGATCCTTTAAATCGTATTCTGATCTTGTTATCGGAGGTTTTGGAAGTTCTTTTGCTAAAGCAATATCTGCTTTTAAAGTAAAAAACACTGTAGCAAGACTAATTACAAAGCCAATTATAACCCCAATAGTTTTTAAGTCGAGTTGCACCTCTGTTGATTCACTGATTTTCTGTGCCATATTTTATTTTACCATGTTTTACAAGCCCAGTATCTTGCTTTCCATCTAGGACCTGGGTTGTCGCATTTATGTCTAGCCCTGAAAGATTTTCTTCTGCTAGGGATGTTTTTTTTAATTTTCATGTTAGGGTCACCAAAGTGAACAACAGTAACCTTTCCGTTAGGTTTTTTTACATAAACCTTACTTTTTTTTTGCTGCACGCTCTGACTTCATAATTTTATTAAGCGTAACGTTCTTACCTTGATGTAGTG